TACAAAAGCCCCTTTACCGGCAATTGCTTCAACTGTTGTTGCACTACCGCCTGCTCCACCTGTACCTTTACCATAATAAAGAACATCATCAACTTCATTAAAAGCTAGTTCTGCGTTCTCCAAGCTACTCGGTGCACCAGATGCTCCAGAAGCCCTTCTTTTGATTCTAATTGTATTAGCCATTTTTAAAAGTTTCCTCCATCAACAAGATTTTCTTCATCATAATTCACCCAAGCTGAGCCGTTATAACGCAGAACATCACCTGGATTTGCTGATGTTATAGTAACATCTGTTAAACCATTTAAAACTGATTGTGTAGCTATTGAGGATTCTGCTGCGATTATTCTATCTTTTACAGTTAGATGACTTCCTGCTGGGCTAAGTCCAAGAACAGTTTCTATTGCTTCAACAGCGTCATTTAAATCAGCGTGCTGCTGATGGTGTGGTACCGTAACAGAATTTAATTTATCTGTTGCAGTAGGATTAATAAAATTATCTAAAGAAGCTGGATATGCTGTACTCATGTTTTTCCTTATAAACTAAATATTCTATTAATCTCATTACTCCAGTTAATAGTAATTGATACACTCTCTGCTGTGGCAGAAACAGGTAAACCTGTTGCCGTATCTATATATGCTATCAGCCTTGATGTTGTCCTGGATCCACTATCTTTATATAAAACAAGATAAGAAAATCCACTTGTACCATAATTTTCAACAATTATGTTGTCTGCATCAAAAATTCCTGACCCCGTTGTTTTATTTGCAAGAGGATCAGATGTTGCCGCAACATAAGATTCATTAATATCAGATAAAAATTCATGTAAATTAATATTAACTGAATATGTATTTTTTACAAATGCAACCCTTATTGTATTATCAGTTAAATCAAACAAACCCTCTAAAAGAGCTTCTTTTGCCTTAGCGTAAAGAGCATTAGCCATTATATTCCTACCTCAGAAGAAATAATAACTCTATACTTATAGCCAGATTCAAAATATGTTTTATCTTCTGTATAATACACTGGAGTTGCATCATCTGAAGGAAAGTCAATATATACATCTGGTTTCCATGAGTGCATTGAAATATGCGTTGAAACTATTTCCCATCTAGACGGAGTTTTTTGTATTTTTTTTCTTTGAGCTTTAAAATATTTAGACGTTAAAAAGTTAGATGCTGGCCTAGAGCTAAAGGTAATTGTAACTCTTCCATCATTCTCATCGTTATTAATATAAAAATCTCCATTTGCAGGGATAACTGATTCTATGTAAAAGTCAGGGTTTTTTGCTATTATTTGATAGCCTGTTTCAATATCTACTCTAACTGATTTGTCTTCAATTAAAACTTCATTTAAAACTGTTGCGTTTGATTCAGTTAGAATTGATGGAGTTGCAGCCTGTGTTTGCGAAGTAAATTTAACTTGTTCATCTGGAACTGTAATTCCAGAAGAATCAACTAAATTTGAAACAGTAATTATATAGTCTTTATTACCATCTAAAACAACTTTCCAATAAAGACTTAATACTCTACTAATTTGATTATAATCAGTTAAAGTATTTATATTTCTAAATGGTGAACTTATAGTCACTGGTGTAGCTTCATCTGTTGTTACAATAAAATTAGCATTCACTAAAGAAGATATCTTTATAGTTCTACCAAATTTAATGTTAACAGTATTAACTGTTACAGTGGCATTGTCTATTAAATGTAACGTCACTTAACACTCTCCAACATAATAGTCATATATAGATAGTAACAAACATGTATAAATAAAAGCGTAGGGGATGGTAGATTTCTCCACCATCCCCTAGCTCAAGGGTAGTTTGTAACTATAACAACCCTAAGGCTTAACTAAATCACATCTCGTTAGTAACCTGCACCTCATAGTTACGGCTTAGTCTGACATTCTTGGCTACAGTGATACCTTCACCATCGCCAAGCATTACGATGTCATAACGCTCTTTCATCTTGAGTGAACGAATATCACGACTTGGATCATCAAACTGATCTGTGCTCATGTCATCCTTAACGAGGATTGTTCCAACCTCGTTGCGGTCAATCAAGAAAAGGTCTGACTTAGCTGCAGTTGCGCCACTCTTAGCTGTGAAGCTTACGAATGGTGAAACTAGAACGTTAAGACCCATAGGAGCGGTTGCATTGAGTGCGCTGTCAGCTGACTGTGGACGATAACCCCAGCTTGTGCCAACAGATGAAGCTGCGCCACCGGCATGGAAGATAGCGTCCTTAAGGAACACTGACCACATTAGCGGATGCAGAATAAAATCTGTTGGAACATGGTTTTCAGCCATGAGCACAGCAGCCATGTCAATGATGTCATCCCAGGTCACTGTTTTATTGGCTGTGCCAGTAATGTCAAGACCTGTGGTGTCATCATATGAACCACTGTCGTTATCAAAAACGATAGTTGCAGCGTCCTTAAAACGGCTGAGAGCAATTTGCTCCTTAAGACGGGCCATGGCTCGTCCAGCTGCACGAACATGCATACCTACGATGTCCCAAAGTGAATCGGCAATAACCTCTTCTGTAAAAGCGAGCTTAACGCCTTTCTTTGAAACTTTGCCCTCTACCTGCTTTGCGAAGGCGAGTGCTTGCTCTGGATATTCTTGTCCTTCAGGGATCTCAGCTGCTTGGATTGCATTGACTGCTGGGAACTCCAAGGAGCGCCCCTTTCCGAGGCGAACTACCGAAAGAAGAGGGGTGACCAGCAATTGTGGTTCAGCAGCCTCTCTTAGAGTGCGTGAGAGAACCTTGGGGAATAGTGCTGCAGCATCTGATGATGCAAAAGCTTCCTTAATAGTTACTCTATTTTCTCCATCGATATACCCGTCCTCAGTCAGTGCAGCCTCCCAAGCGGGGAGACCTGAGAGGAGCTCTTGGATTGTCTTACTCATCTTAGGATTATTCCTCCTGTGTTATATTTCTATTATAGTGTCAGATTGACGCGGAAAGCACCAATGACGTTATGGACGTCCAGGTTGGCCCGGATACCCAACTTACCGCTGTAGGTGCCTGCACGTGTAAGTTCATACACGGTCTTGAGTGCACCTGGGTCAGAGGGAAGTTGCATGTAGCTAAGTAGGCCATCATCAAAATTGGTGGCAAACTTCTCTACTTCAATTACCTTACCTACCTGGAGGTAAGAGTATGCAGCACTGCTGCTATAAAAATCTGCAGCAGCAGCAAGCACTGGACGACCCATGCTATCTGAGCGAACAACTGAACCGATTGTTACATCGTCGTTGAGGCCAGTAACCATGGGATACTCTACGTAGCCACGGGTGATAAAACCAGCACCCTGTGATGTGCCCTTATCAAAAGGTCTGTAGAGGTCGTATTGAGCGCAACCAATTGGAATTGACCGTGCTGCAACAGTGACTGTGTCAGTTGCACCAGAGCTATAGTTTGGTGTTGCGCCATCTAGTGGGTCCCAGGTTGAAGGCATACTATCGCCCCAGGCCTTACTTGCGGATGTACCATTAGCTGGAACGATGCGTGCATCGCCATTACTATCGGCTACGACAGAAAGAATTGTTCCCTTTGGAATAACAATTTCAAAGCGATCATCTTCACTGTCATTGTACCATGTTGGCAAACCTGGATGGGGAAGCAAATAGGCGCTGGGGGCTATGCCCTCAGAAACCACAAAGCGACCAGCACCAGTCTTGCTATGTACCTTACGGAATTTTGCTAAACTCATTTTATATACTCCTTAAAATATTAGAGTTTACGTCTGCCCATGAGAGCATCAACTAGAACTTGTTCAAAGTTGTTAACAGGACTTTCCTGTTCCTTAGGAGATTCAGAACCTAATGTTAGTACGTTTGCGTCTTCTTTTGAAGAAGCCTCAACATCTGAATCCATTTCTGGAACGTCTACAAATCCCTTGATTCTTTTAATTGCCTTAACTGGAGTTTTAGCTAGATCTCTTAAACTATCAGCTAATGAAGAAGCTGTTCTGCCAACGTGTTCTGCGATGACCTTTTCTCTATCTTCAACACTCTCTAGTCCAAGAGCTATTTTAGTGTCAACAACTCTTTCAACAAGAGTCTGATGCAATGCCTTCTTTAGGCGAGCATTTTCTTCTTCAAGAGAAGCGACCTTTTCTTTTAGTTCAGCAACTACTTGCTCATCACTGCTCTTTTCTGTGGTGAGCTCATCATCTTTGCTGGCTTCTTCTTGATTTTCTTCTGCTCCATCATTTACTTCTGATGAAGCCTCTTCTGGCTTTTCAGCATTTTCGGAATCTACAGTCTGTACATCCGCCTCTTCTGAATCGTCAGATGAGTTCTCATTTGCCTCTTTGCTGTCTTTAGAAACTTCTTCTTGTGTTTCCTCAGCGGTCGGCTTTTCGTTATTATCAGACTCTACAACTTCTTCTGATTCAGAAGCTGTTGTATAAGCTGCAATAGTAGAAAGATCTTCACTTAAACCGTTTGACACGGCAAGGATGTCTTCATCTTTAGTAGCTTCATCCATCTTATGGGTCTCCTCAGATTTATTTTTGATATATTCTTCATCAGATAGTAATGTATCTGAATTACTATTATAACTTTCGTTCTCCTGAAGCGCCATTGCTGTTAAAAATGCGCCTTTAAGATGAAGATAAACTGGCTTAGATTCTTTCTTTTTTAAGCCAGATAAAACTGATTTATTTTCTTTTACAGAAAAGATTTCCTCTTCATCCATATGAAGAACAAAAGCTTGACTCTTGGCAACCCAAGAATCTGAGGAATTAGCACTTACGGTACTATCCCCAGATGCTATTCCTCGCACACCAGATTTTTGATCTGCTGGTTGATTAACAAAAGAATACTCCTTAAAAGAAATATCTTCCATATTGATATAAGCTAGTTTACCTTTATAGACTTTACCGCGCTTATACCTGATAGCCTTAGGTCTTCCGCTATCATCCTCTGCCGCAAGATCGTCGCCAGTAATTGAACAAATTGCCTTACCTGCTCTACCTCCAACAGATCCTGTTAAATATCTTTTATCTAAAACTTTTTGTGCAGCTACTGGATCAGTTATTGCAACTTGCAAGCGAACAAACGGAGTTCCATCTTGCTCCTTATCCATTCTAGCGGCCATAACCCTGCCTATTGGCTCTGTATTAAGATCATGATTTAAAATAATTGGCTTAGGATAAGGCTCAACCCATGATTGCAAAGCCTTTTCAAGCTGATCACCTGAATAAAAATTAAAGTTAGAAGTAAGACCCTCATGAATTGCAGCAACTTCTATAATCAAACCGTGTTTAGAATTGAAAGATTCTGAAAAATCTATATTAGCCTTTGTGAAATCAGGCATTTCAATTGTAAAGTTTTCAATAAAATCAAATGACATTATTTTTCCTTTAATTTTAGATCTTCCAATATAGTAAGAGGTTTTTATAGCATTGAACAATTTTATATAAATATATCACAGTTTACTATAGTTTTCAAGTGCAAGCTTTCTATCATCACCTGTTTTTAGATAATCAGATAACATATGTTGATTCATTATATGTGGACAGTATATATAAGAAGCACAAAAAAGTTTATATTGATTTTTTCTACAATTCAAAGACCAGCCAACATCTTCTCCTTGATTATGTATTGAATATTCAGTGTTAGAATATACTTTTTTGCTCATCATTTTTGCTGCCATAATAACATCTGATTGAAAATATGTTCCTAATGGATAAGAATCTTTTCTATATGCCATAGAATCATTTTCTGAACGCCAAGACATAACAGATGGATACAATATATTGTGAGGCGTCATAAACATAAGTGGACTAACTGCATCAGCGCCGTCTTTAATGTGTGCTATCAATAACTCAATTGTTGATTGATTTTCTAAAAGAATATCAGAATCTAAACTAAAATAATAATCTGGTTCAACTTCTTTTACTGTATTTAATAAAGAATTTCTTAAAGATGTCATATTTTCATATCTTGATACAGTCCACTGTCTACCATTTTCCTGATGTTCAAAATGAGGAATATCTTCTCTTATTTTTATATTAAAATAAGGTATATTTTTATCATATTTCTTCCATGCCTCCAGTGAGGCAATGGTAGATTCGTCGTCTGGAGCAGTCTCAAAAACAAAACCAATATTTGACATATCTAAAGATTGAGTAATAATTCCCCTAATCCACAAAGGTAATATCCAAGATCTTTTATATATAGGGCAGCCTATAAGAAGTTTCATTAAAATTACTCTTTATTTTCAATAGCCTCTGTAACAACATCTACATCTTGTTTTGTTTTGACTTGTTGTTTAGCTTGAGTCTTTATTTCTTGTTTTTTATCTTCAACTGTTATATCATCTTTTTTATTCTGTGTAATTTTATTTACATTATTTTGTTCAAGAATATTTATTTTTTCTTCAAGTTCATTTATTTTTTCTACTAAACCATCTACAACATCAACTAAAATTTCTATTGCTAATCTAGCCTGACCATTAGTTACAGCTCTTCTATATGAATCAACCGCATCGTCGTTAATATTAAATGGCACTGGGGCACTGGTTTTAATCTTAAACATTTTCATTACCTTTCTCTTCATCTGTATATATTACATGATAATCATCTTCTAAAACATTTTCTATCATATTTAACCAACTTGGGTCATATCTTTTAATATCAGGAGACGTTTTTCTTCCCTGTTGATTAGCGGGACGTGTCGCATTACCTACGCCTCGTCTTTTATTTGGAAGATTTCTTTGCCCCTTTGTTGCTGAAGCTTGCTTGTCTCCATCAGCCACAACATCCTTAGCTTGATTTTGCGCTTTTGATATATTTATTTGAACATTTCCCTGAATTGCAGCAAACATCTCAGATTCATCAAATTCTGGATCTATTCCTAAATCAATTCTTGCCTCAGAAAGACTAATCATATTATTAACATATTTTTGAATTACATGAGTTTCTTTTTTAACTTGAGTATCAACATCAATTTCATTAAATTTGAAAAAGCACCTATCGGATACCGATTCGTCAATAGGATTAACCATTGGATCGTATCCGCCTTCAAGCAACAATTCATTTAGAATAAATACTCTTATCATTTCACTAAAATGTTTTTGATATTGCTTAACTTTATCGTAAAGCGCAGTATCTAATCTATCTGTTACTGATCTATTGCCTCCATTCATTGACATTCCCAAATGGTGCGGAGCAACACCTAATCCAACTGCAACTCTTTCTTTAAAATGTTCTAAATAGCTTGTTGCATCTAGCGCTTGATTCTGTGATCCAACAATATCAATCGTATGTCTAAACGGTAATATTAATCCACCCTCTGACCTAAGATTTTCAAGTTCAGAAGAAGCTTTTTCAATCTCATCTGGTTCAGCTGGTTGCTCAGCTGTACCTATTGTGTATTTATATAGCGGAAAAAGTTCTCTATGAACTAAATTTTGAATATCTTCTTCTATTTGTCTAAGTGCAACAACATCATCTAAAACAGTTCCTAAAAATGGAGTACCAAAAGCCCGTCCAGTTTTTTTATCAAAATAAAGATGTATTACTCTATCTGCTGTCCAAACCGGATCTCTTTCTGTCGGAGAATAAGTAAGAGGATCTGTTGCCTGCTGATATGATCTTGGTCTATTATATTTATCTCTAAGAATTCTAACTTGCTCTGTTGGTATTAAATAATATCCAACTATAGGTTGTGTTGAAGAAATTGGAGTTAAATCACTTGGAAAATACTCTGAAATATCTCCTCTAGCTCTAACTATAAAAGCATTACCAAATTTAAATAGTTGATCAGAAACTTCTACTAAGAAATCTAAAAACGGCCTTTTCATTGCCATTTCCATATAATCTATTCTTTGATATAGGTAAGAAACTGCTTCTTGATTTTCTCCAATTATTTTCCAACCTTCTTTCCAAAACAATTCTCTATATTTAGATAATGCTTGTTTAAGGTAAGAGTCTGTATCCGCCGCTTGCATAATTCTATCAAAATCATAAGGAGAAGGTTCAAATGTAGCTCTATTGTTATAATATAGAGTGGTGCCTTGATATCCCAATGCTAAAGCAGATATTTTCATTGATTTATTAATTGTTTTTATTTCTTCTGGCATAAGCATTTTTGCTAAAAAATCAACGTTTTTATTTGCTTTGCGAAAAGGAATATAATCTAGAAGTGCCATTTTTTCTCCAATTTTAGAATTACTTAAATAGTAGTTCTAAAAAAATAAATTATTAATCATTCAGGATTGAACAAATCCATCCTGGTTAAATGATTTTCCAATAATAAGACTTTTAACTGCTTCTAACCAAAAAATAGTTTCTGGTTCTGAAAAATCACTTTTATATTGAAGATCTTTATTTGAAATCTTAATTTCAATTGAAAATTCTTTTGTTTCAATTACTTCTTCTGACATTTTATTTACCTCACTCAAATTCATCTGTTTTTGTTTTTGTTGTTTTTACTGTTTTTTGTTGTGTGCTCATTTTTTCAATCTGAGCTGTTAACTGTTTAATTGTAGCCTCTTTAATGACAATCTCTGTCATCATTTGAGACATTTTTTCATTAAAAGTTTGAACTAATATATTAATATCAAGATCATTGTTCATTTTTTTCTCCTTAGATGGGAATCTATTATATCACAATATATTGTTATTCTTCAGTTTATTTGATATATCTTTAATTGCAGCAACGCATAGTGCAATCATTGCTGATTCCGACCAATAGCTTGGAATCCATGAGCCTAAATCATTCATCTGTGTAATTTTGTCTTCTTCAGTCATGCCATCCCACGAATATGGCTCCCATACAGCCAATTGACTATCAACTTCAGCTACTTCTTCTGCTATAAATCCATAGTTAGTCACAAATGGTCGCAGCCCCGCTTTAAAATCGTCATCATCGGGCATCCTGTTCCATTTGAATGTAGATGGTTTTAATTTATCAATTATAGATAATGAGTTAGATATTTCATTAATATTATTTTTATATTCTCTTTTAGATGATGGATAACCTAAAGTTGTATACCCAAATCCAAAAGAATGAACCCTAACTGTTGTTGAATTAGTGGTATTTGGAGTAGAGACTATCACATATGGATCAGATGTGAAATAAGCTACAAGTTGTTGACCCGCAGAAACACCAAACTGATTATTAGCTACTTGAAAAAATCCAGTATCATCGTCACCAGAAAAACCTATAGCCGGAGAACTAGCGCTTCCGCCAAGAACTCTTAGTGTTTGACCAACGGATACAATATTACTGGCACCTTCAGACAGGCCAGCTCTAAAGCCAGAAGAATCCACCTCCCAATATACAGTTCCATTGTTGCCTCTAATTTTTCCATTATTAACTTGAACGATAGGAGCGCCAGATCCAAATGTTAGATTTGCATTTAGTGTTGTAGTACCATTAACGGTTAAACCGCCGCTAATTGTCGTTGCGCTTCCAACAATTAATGTGCCACTTACTGTGGTTGTGCTAGATGGCCCACCTATATTGATAACTGTACCATTTACTGTCAAGTTTCCAGAAACTGTTGTTAAAGATCCATTAACCGTTAAGTTTCCAGAGACTGTAGTTGCACCAGTAACATATGTTGTTCCAGCTAAAACTGTTGTACCATTAACCCTAAGAAGCTCACTGTAAGGTGAACCTCCAGCACTAGTTCCTGAGCCAATTGTAGTATTACCTGTTACGCTTAATGTGCCAGAGATGTTTCCTGTGCCAGTTGTCGTAAAGTTACCTGTATTTGTAACTCTAAATTTTGCGCTTTCAAAAACTCTATTTCCGATCCAGAAATTACCACTCGTATCAACCTGCAAAGAATCGTCATCTGGACCACCTATGTCCAATGCCCCCTTGAAAGTTCCAGCCGTCGCTTCTACTGTTCCTCTTACGGTTATGTTATTAAATTCTGCTTGACCATCACCTCTAATTAACCAGCCAGTTAAACCAGATTGATAATTAGATGTTCTTATTACTGCCATATTAGCTGGAGGAGTATAGGAAGACGGAGTTCCTGGTTGAGTTAATACTATTTCATGCGCGCCAATTGTTCCGGCTGTAATCTTAGAAGCTGTAAGGCTATCTATATATTGTTCATCAATAAGTGGAGTATCTTGATCGGTTTGAACTAAAGACGTCCAAGGGCCTTCATTCCCAGTGGTATCAATTCCTCTAACTCTACCCCAATATGATTTCATTTCAGTATCAGTACTATTTGGTACCGCTACAGTAAATATATTTGCAGCGTTTCTGCCAGAAGCTGTAGCAGTGCCAGTTCCAGAGCTGTTATCATATAACTCATAATCATAAGTAGATATATCTTCATCTTGACCAAAGTCAAATTTAAACATAACTTTTTCAAAACTAGCATACAATTGTAAATTTGTTATTTCTGCTGGAATAGTTGGGTCAAGCGGAACCTGAAACCTTATTAAATCAGATGTCTCTGATGAAATTCCTAATGAAGTATTTTTAACTTTTACTCCAAGAACATATTGTTTTCCTGGTTTTAAATTTTCAACTTTTTTAACTATTTTAGCCATTAGCTAACTCCACCTGATTGATTATAACGATGAACATCTTTATTAATATTTTCTTTTGCTATATTTAAATATGGATTATATGAAAAAGAAAAAGATGTTAATTTTATTTTATTATTAGTAGATGATATATTTTTTTGTGATAAATTTTCTATTTCAACAAAATAATCAACATTTCTTAAATTATTTGTTTCATACAAAACAACATTTTCTTCTAATTGATTTGAAAAACAATCTACTATTTCTTCTACATCTACCCAATCCATAGTGTAAACAAAACCAGGTTCATGTTTTATATTTGGTGACGCAAGTATTTTAATCTTTCCAAAATCTGGTCCTTTATTTCCTTTAACTATTAAATTAGGACCAGTTATTTTAAAGGTTGTTTTTGCGCCAACTTTTTCTGTGACTCCATTATTCCAATCTGTTGCAGAATTTACAAAAGAAAAATTATAATTAGTAGAAGATCCAACAGAAATTAAAAAACTATATATATTAACTTCAGCGCTAAATCCATAATAAGGATTAGAAGAAGCCAAATTAACCTGATACTCTGTATCTCCTCCATTATTAACTTGATTTATTTTTCTTATATTTGGAGTATTATAATATATGCAGTATAAACCAGATATTGGTTCAAGAGCAACATGGTTTTCATATGCTTGAAAATATATATTTAAACCTTCAATAACACATTTTACTGGATAAAAATTATCACCTTTTTCATAAACAACCAAATAAGATGTATCATCTGTTTGCTTCTCTAAATTTGAATCCAAATAAGAGGATATGTCATATTCCGATATATTAGCAAAAAGCCAAGACCCCTGAGAAACTGTATCAACAGGAATAAAAGATGACAAAGTTCTCTTTGAAAGAGGATAAGAATAATTAGTATTTATAACAGATGACGATATTACTTCGGTGCTTTTAAAATATCTAAACCAAGCCATATTATTCTATTTCCGTATAAACTATTTCAAATTCTATATTTCGTTGAAAATCAGATAATATATCTGGAATCTCAAACTCAATTATAGCATCAACCACGGGTAAGCCACCGCTAACTATATCGCTAATAAACTCTTTAACTACTACACTATATGGAGTTGGTGCTATAGTATTTATATCTGCGTTTTCTGATAAACCAAAATCAATATTTTCTGCTTTAATAATACTACTTCCATCACCTGGTGTATGAGAATGATTAGCTATGTTAATACCATCTATCTTTGCGCCATTCTGGACACTTATATCTCCAGTAATAACTCCACCAGACTTCAATAAATACTGAGGATGATCATCTGACTCAAGATCAGATAGTAAGGAATGCTTTGATACATATTTATTTTTTCTATCATAAGGAATTATTGTTGAAATAAAAATATTAGAATAAACATCTTGTTTAACCTGTACCGTTGTCGGTATTTTTGAACTACCCAATTTACTTAACTGAGTAATATAGTTTGCATACTTTCTTTTTTCGTGACAAAGTGGAATAATTAAATCAATTTTATTTTTGGCTATATTAAATCTTTCCATTAAATCTGCAAATATTCCAGCAAAGTTTCCATTAATAACATTAGTAGCAATAACAAGCTCTCTTGATAAAGATGGAGCACTAGATAAAAATTTTGTACTTAAAAAGTCAGTTTCAAGAGTGTTTGATATATCTTTAATAAATCTTAAAGATGGACTTAAATATCTATTATAGAAATAGTCTGCATTATCAGACATATCTCTTTCTAAACTAGAAATAATATTATTTAATTCATCTTCTGTTGCGTTTAGTTTAATCGCAAAAAAAGCTTGAAATTTTGTGGCCTGTTCTTTAGTGAGATAATCCACTTCGGTTGTTGGTAATCTGATTGGGTCTGATGAGATCGTCCCTGCAATCCGCTGCGCACAGTGTAAGGTCGTTTTTGTCCATGCATCATATTGCACCGCAACTTGCTGTTCTGATTCATCCTCATAAGCTTCTCCAAAATCTGAAAATATTGATGTTTTTATTTTAAGTAATTCATTAAGAAGTACCTTAATTATCTTCCTAAATGTATACACATAGGAAAAACTTGAATGACAAACAGCCTCATAAAATTCTTTAATTAAAGTCCTTGAAGCTAATGTTTGACTTCTTTCACAAAAAACTATTTCTGCAAAAGGGATATAATTTGGTGGAGGCAGTGGATTAGACAACCAATTTTTGTCATAAGGAAAAGGTTGTATCGTCATAATATCTTCTGATACATTTTTTGTAATAGGAATATTTGCTATTGATTTTAGCTCTTCCCATACTTTATAATGGGCTTGTTCCAGATCTGGATCAATTCTTGGATTAATATAAATATTAGAAATAACAGTTTCTATTTGAGAAAGAATTATAGATAGCTGATTTTCTGCGTCAAGGATATTTGCCCTAATGCCATTTAATGGCAATGAATATACTTTCTGTAAATAGGAACTTGCATCAAGACCTTGTTTGTTTGGCTTATAATACTGTGCAAAATTTGTTTCATTTGCGTCTTCAGTATGTGAATCTGAAAAACGATATTCTCCAAACAATTGGTTATTCTGATTTAGTGGCTGCATATTATTTACTGACATAATTTACCTAAAACATTTTTCTACTAATATTTGGTTTAGATTTTCTTCTTAACCCTGTTGCTGGCAATACTGCTGCAGCTCTGCCAGTTTTCAGAACTTCTTTTTTATTGTCTTCACTCTTATTATTAGTAATCATAAATTCGTTAGAGAATGCTTGCGTATTAGTAGCATATCTAACTTTTGATAAATCTCCATAATTTTGATTTATAGCCAAAAGTGCCAGCATTAATGCATCGTGTGCATGGTCAACAGCAGATCCGCCGGCTTCAAAAACAGGTCTACCAGTTTGAGTTGTTCTAACCACAACATAAGATATTAATTGCATATATAGTTCTTCATCGCTCTCAGGAAAAACTATTTGTCCCCTTTCAAGATATTGACGAACATTATCCACCATATATGGTTTTATTTCTTTTTTAATTATCATTTTCGTGTATGGATCCCTAACATCTATACTCTCTCCAAATCCAATTCCTTTCACCCTCTCTTTAAGTTGGCTATGTGGATTTTCTACACCATATTTTTTTAAAAGTTCTACCTGAACTTCACCGTAACCTCGGTCAACATATATGTGTTTTGGTGCGAATAATCTATTTAATTCAATAATTCTATCAACAGCTTTAGTTAAAGTATATTCAGATTTTGCTATTTCTTCTCTATAACAAATTCTTAATTTATTTGAAAATCTTTTATCTTCATAATTGTCGTTGCAAGCTTCAACAACAACTATATTTGTTCCAGCACCGTATTTGTCCCAGTCTACTCCTATAACATGAAAAGATCTTGCTGAAGTTATCTCTGGAATATATTCCCACGAAGGCTCTATAAACGCTGCGTCAACAAATTTTCTTGGATAAACACCTTCAGAATCTTCACCCCAATCAGCCTCTATTTCATGACGATATCCACTAGAAGAGTATTGTTCTCTAAATTCTTCTTCTTGTTCTTTAGAGAAAAATGGGTTACAGTAGGATGGAAACCAAAACTCTTTAAACCTTGGACTATTACACCATTCCCAAAATCTTTCTCTTCTTCCAGTTGGAGTAGAAGCCCCAATTAAAACTTTATCTGGTTGATCTTCAGCGGTTTTTTGGAGCATTGCGTATAGTGCGTCAAGATCGTCTGCATGCATATAGTCCATTTCGTCAAGAATAATTAAATGTGCTTCCTGACCACGAGCAACATCTGATTTACCTCCGCTACGCATACCAGAAGTAAAGAATCTAATAGTTGAGCCATTTGAAAATTGAATCATAAATTGTGGACTAGTTACTTTTCTAGTTATTGAATTCATCACAACTTCATTCTTAGAAGCTATTCTAAGTATTTCTTGATAAATTAATTCAACTTGAGTTTTCATTGGCGCAATAACTAATGATCTTCCATCTTTACGAGTATAACTATAGTGCAAAAGTTGTACAGCTAAACTAAATGTTTTACCGAGACGACGACCAGCCCTCAAAACTTTTCTTAACGATGGATCTCTTAAAATTAAAATTTGATACACACGCAGTGATGCATCTAAAAATTGTTTAGCCCATACAACAGTATCTTTTGCAATATGTATCTGCCTTTGTTGCTCGGTAGATATTCCAGCTGCTAATAAACTTTTATCAACTTCAAATGGTTCATCAACGAGAAGCGCCAACTCTCTATTTGTTAAGTTTCTTTGTATTACTGGTGTGCCATCATTCCAGTTTAAATGAGATAGTTTATTCTGAAAAACCCATTCAATTCTATTTATTTGTTTTATTAAATCTGGATCTTGAGCTCTAATTATTTCCAATAAATCTTCTCTTGGAAGAGCTTCAAGCGCATTTCTAAATTGTTGTGTTTTATTTATAGCTACCATTTTAACCAAAATGAGCTGCCATCATTGCAGCTTCTGTTCCCAATGCACTTCGTGCATTTAAATGTGAATTTTGAATTGCCATAACTCCTCTAGCTCTTGACGTTGCTGCAGCTTCGCTATCCTTATATCCCATTCCAAAAAGTGGTTTATTGATAGATCCTTGCAAAGATTTATTTGCATCTTTCGCTAAGTTTATCCCACTTTTAACAACTTCGCCAGCCATTTTACCTAAATCATAAACTAAAGATGCTGTTCCCAACATTGATAAAGGTTTAAGAGCAGCGCTACCATATCTAGCTAAAAGAACCTTTGATCCACCCTCAGCAGCAAATTTTGCCGTACCTCTTATTCCTAATTCTTTAATAAATCCTTTTTGCAAAACTGCTTCTGCGGTAGTAGTGGCACCAGTTTTTGATAATATTCCAGCTTGTGATAAAACAGTAGATGTTCTTCCCAAAGCCGCTTCTGCGCCTTTAGCCGCATTAATACTTGCAAAACCAAACATTGAATCTGAGGCGTTAGCAAAACCTCTTGCTGCTTGAACATATCCACCAGCTCTTTGACCAAGTTGACCGCCAATAACAGAAGCCATAGCATTTCCGTAAGCTCCTCTTTGACCACTAGCTAATAAACTTTCAACCATTTTTGCATCCGTACTTACGTTTGCATTTGCAATATTCATCATTGTTTGTTTTGCGACAGACAATCTTTTTGCTGCCCTTGATGAACCAGAAAGAGCTCTTGCTTCAATTGCATTTAATTTACCAGCAGCCAAAACACCAGAAATGCTACCACCAGCTAAAAGAGCACCATCATCTACCGCCATACCATATTTTGTTTTTGCAAAATTTTGTAGCTTTGAACTATTGTTTAACATAATGTGGCCTTGAAATGGTGTATATATACCACTCTTGACTGCGCCTTCAGTAAACCCTGTTGCACTTGGTAGTCTAAATAATGCTCTTGGTCTAGCAGTAACATTAGCTGCTCGTGAACTTCTTAGGAAACCCATCTTTAAGTCGCCGGCATGATTTGTTGCCGTTGCCATTCTTTCAGCTCTGGCGCCTAACCGTCCCCTTTTGCCAAAAAAATTTCTAGAATTTCTAGCAGATATTTCTCCACCCTGTCCAGTAAATAATCTAAATTTTTCAGATCTATTAAATCTACCAGCTATATTTTTTCCACTTCTTGAAGTTTCTAAAAATCCACCTCTAACTAAAGTATTAGATCCTCTATGAATACCAAAACCAAGAGACGCAGATATTCCAGGTATATTTTCCATCATGCGAAATGCTAATGGAACATCTTGCTCATCCATTCCATAAGGATCCATTAGTAACCCCTTCTAGAGTTATGCATTCCTAAAACTATATCCCCACTTGCATTAAGCTGATTTGCAATATTTCCAGACGACCTAAAAGGACTTTGTGTAGTAAAAGTTCTATTATCTCTAAAATAATCAATTGGACCACCTAAACCACCTGCCATTCCACCAATAGTTGCTCCAAGCGGTCCGGCAGCAAAACCTCCCATTACTGCGCCTTTCAATGCACCGCCAGCAATATCTGCTGGAACACCATACTGAGGACTCATTGCCAAAAAGTCACCAGGAGCAGTAGCTTGAGCGATTCCACCAAGTACACCGCCAGTTGCTCTACCCATAAAATATCTTAAAGAAAGATCTTGTCCAACAAAAGCTCTATCTGCTTGCTCATCGCCAAATGCAGTTGCCATTGTTGCATCCATTGCTGCTGGACCAGCAACGCTTCCTGCGCCGGCAGCAAAGGTTGCTACACCAGCACCTATCATTAAGGCTTTATTGTTCATAAACCTTTCTCCACCTCTGCCGGCTGCAGCTAGTGCTTTAGAGCCTACAATTCTTTCTGTTCTATTTAAAATACTATTGCCAATTCTTTTGCCAAATGTAGTAAGTGCATTCGCCATTTTTATCCTCCGTATAGATGACTATACTTATTTGATCCCATTCTATTATGACCTATTTTTCCTCTATCCAAACCACCGACAATACCAGCGGTAGATAGAACATCTAGTCTAGAGCCACCACTGTTTTGTATTTGATAATTACCGTAATAAGATCCAGCTTCATAAGGTTGCTGTTCCATTGATTCACTATAAAAACTTTGCTCTTCATGTTTCTTGAATAAATAGTAACCAACACCAATTCCTAGTGCACCAAGTGCAGCTACTCCTAATTTAGGTTTAAATTTTTCATACATTTCAACTATGTTTGAAACATTTCTTCCAGAAATACCTTCTGTTCTACTTTTTTTTGCTATTTTCATTAAAGCTTTATTATCAAGAAATTCTTCTTTAGACCTATCTAGTGTTTCAATCAATTTTTGACCAGCCGTTTTAATATCTCCCAAAACACCAGCGGCCTCAGCAGCTTGTGCGTTAAAAGCCGGTGTTAATCTTCCCACTTGTCCATGTTGATCCAAAAATTGATAAGTCATGCGTAAAAGCACGTCGTTACCCGCAGGGTCTTTTCCTAATCTTTGCAAAGATTCAATTAATTCAACTATTTCATCAGTTTGCCCAGTATTCAAATATCCGGCAACAACATCTCTTTCCATTAAGGATTGAGCTATTTCATCAACAACATTTGCCCTTATAACAGACTGCTGTTTGCCTGGACCACCATTTTTAACCATTAAATTTTGTATATCTTCTTGAATTTTTGCAAATACATCTGTATCTGAACGCATCACTCCTGTCATTTGACTGTGTGAATCATATAATGATTCAGCTATCATTTGAGCTTCATTTCTTTGTAACTTAAGAGCAACATTAACTCTTTGATATGCTTTAGCTTGATCTGTTGCTGGTATTTCAGCTACAGATAAATACATTTCCCTACCCATCATATCCTGCATAGCTTCAGAGCCCTGTTTGCCGGTTAAAAGCTCTGAAACATAATCAAACGGAAGTAAGATTTTTTTAGCAACTTGCCCACCGGAAGCAACTCTTGCTTCTGTTTGCGCATAAAAATGTGTCATTCCTAATTGAGACAAAAATTCATCATAAACTTGCTGATTTGATGCATACCCGAAAGTTTTAGCTAATGCCGTACCTGCGTCAACGACTTTTTGAGTTGCGTTAGGCGCAATATTTATTCCCTCCTGATAAGCCTGTGTTGCTATGCCAGAGGTAGCTTTAGCGCTTAACATTGAGGAAAGTTTATCTCTTGGATCAAGAAAGAAAAATGGATCTCCTATTTGTTTCATTAACTTTGAATACTCGTCAAATTTTCTAAAAGTAAAATTACTTACTTCACCTTGAACCATTCCAGTATTTAAAGAAAATTGAAAAGTTGGATCCCTTCTACCTCGCACAACCTGTATAGCGTCGTTCATCGTTGAAATCCTATGCGTACCAAACTCTTTGAATACTGCACCAGTATTTTCTGCAAAACGTTCAAAATTAAAATTAGTTACAGTACCAACAGATGTAGCATTAGCCATATTTGTCATCATCTGTTCATATGATGATTTTGAAAGCATGTCAAAACCGGTTCCTATAACAGATAATGCCGCTCTATTTATAGAAACAGTTTGCCCACCCATAGGAATATCTTCAATCAAACCAAGTGCACGAGCCTGTGCATCATTCCTTGCGGCACCAATTACTGCCTGCATTTGTTGTCGTGCTAAATTTTGATCGGAAAATAAGTACCCTGCTTCATCTCCACCTTCTGCAAAAAATCTAATACCACCACTGCCATACTTAACATGTCCAACTCTACTTGAAACTGTAGACGGTAAAGAAACCGCTCCAAATGCATCAACTTCACTTGCTCCAGAAATTGCTAGCTTTACATTTCCTAAACCTTCATTAGAAATATAATTAAACATTCTTTCTGACATTGCTTCACTAGACAAATCCGTAACTCTTGTCATTGGACCAAGTTGTGCAGATTGCTGAATTTTCATTCTAGTAAGTTCTATCATTCTCTCCGTTGCTGTTGCTGCAGCAGAATTACTTAAATGACCTCTTTGCGAAACAGTATTTAAACTACTTCTAAAATCTAATTCCCCACTATTAATATATTTTGTTATATATGCTTGCAGCATTGTATCAACGTCTGCTGTATGGGAACCTTGTCCTAAAATAGTTTGAAATACGTTTTTTTGATTTGGATTAATATCCCTTGCCATTAAATCAAGTAAATTGGTATTTGCAGCAAAGTTTCCAACACCAACATATGTAGCTTTACCACCAGTATCTATTTGAGATAATTCTTCTACACCAAAAAATTTTTTAGCGTACTCAGCGCCTCTTTGTTCTCCAGATGTTGCAGTAACTAATTTTGAAGCTTTTTCATGAACATAATCTCTTGCAATCATCATTGTGTCCATAAAATACATTGAATCAGAATTTCTTTTTTCTAAAAACATTCTCATGTATTGACCTAATTCACTGTCTTCAGAAAAATTCTTTAGTGAATATATAGTTTTAAAGAGTTCATTAACATCGAAGTTTGCGTTATGTGCGATAACCTTATCGGCGTTTGCCATTTCCTTGAAAAGATTAGTAAATTTAGATAAAACTTGATCTTCATCTAACATGTGCAGGTTTTCTTTAAGAGCTATTGATTCTACTAAAGAAGAGTTCTTTGCTGTTGCAACTCCGCCTATTTTATCAGTTTTATATCCAAAAGTTAAGTCTTCAACTGTTTCAGGTAAACTTAATCCAGTTGCTTGACGATAACTTTGTCTAGTAACGGAAACGCTTCTAACCTCTATATCCTTCATTACACCAGTGCTTTCAACGTCTATGGTTAAAATATTATTCATTTGATCTGCAAACAAGTTTCCACTTTTTCTTGCTTGAATCTGAGCAGCTGTTCTTTCAACTTGTGCTGCTGACATAATATTTCGTGTGTTAACATCATAATCGGCAAAATCAGAAGAAAATGGATCTAAACTAAAGTTTAACTCTCTATATATAACGCTCATTGGATGGGTGGCAGCTGTATCAACCTCATATTTAAATGATCTACGAAACTGATTAGCTTTTCCCGGAATTGGTATACTTGGAAAACCTGCGGATTGAAAAACTTGATCACCTTTTATTCCAATAGCCTTATACATATCTTTCATTTTTACTTGTTGCTCATAACTTAAAACGCTTAGATCTATCATGCCAAGCCTTTTAAACATACTCATATCTGTATTTTGATAACGTAAAGCTAAATTTTTTTTATCAGCTATTAACTCATTATAAGTTAACTGAAACTGTCTTAAGGTAGTCATTGACTCTTCCGCTGTTCCAAAAATATTAGAAAATATATCATCAGTTAGAATTGATGCGCCAATAGCAGCGTTGGGGGCATTGCTTGCAAAGCCTGCTTGAGATTTTCCTATAATATGTTTAAACGAATCAAACGGGTTCATTATGTAAATTATTCTTGTTCAATAATATTTGAATCTATATATTCATCTAATTCATAAATCCCTAGTTTTTGCTTTAACATTTTTTCTCTTTGAAGTTCTATACTTTGGACTTTATGAATAATATCAGATATTGCTTGAGCGCTATCAAGTTGAGATTGTCCAACTTTTGCTTTTGCCTCTCTTGTGGCCAGCAATTGATTTCTTAAATCTTTTCTTCTTTTATGCAGTTTGTCTTCAAGTTCCACTGCTAGGTGTAGCTCTTTCTTTAAAATTGGCTGACCATCATTATCAACGCCAATAACATTTTCTTGTATAAAATGTTCTTTAGCCAAAAGTTTTGTTTTTCTTATATACTGAACTTCTTGATCAACTAAATCCCTGATCATTGATACTTCAACTAAGTTGTCAGAACTAACATCCAATTGTTCCATATATTCTGCGGTAAACTGTGAAACAATTGACATTTCTATTGGACAGGGTTTTCCTCGTGGTGCCAAATTTTCTTTTAATAAAGGACATGTGTCCGCAAAAGTACATTTGTTTGCTTCACAATTCATGGGAATAGAAGAAAACATTGACGTTCTTGTTTTTTGCGGTCTAACTAGCTCAACAGCTTTTTCTTTTTCTTCGTCCGTCCATGTATCTGGGAAGAATAAATCTGGTCTTAATGATTCAAAGTTTTTCAAAAACTTATCTTTAGATACTTTTTCAATTTCGCCCATTTAAATCAATCCATTCACTAGAGTATGAGCTATCAGAATAATATTTAAAAACTGTAACAGATTTACAGTTTCCACAGTAGCTATCTCTAACTAAACAATTTTGTGTAAAATCAAAATATTCAGAGACAACTTCTGTTTTACAATTACACCTGTGGCACTTCACCATACCCGATTTCGTCAAGTGCTTTTACTAAACCTTTTTGAAGTTTTTCTGCAAGCTCTGCACTTTGGGCTGCATTTAAAAATATTCCAACTTCTCTGATTTCATCAGAAGTTAAATAGCTTGCTATCCTATATCTAGATCCTTTGCATATATCACAGTATATTTCTTCTATGTCTACTCTACATGAACACGGTTCAAGTATTTCAAAAAATTCAAGGGCTGATGCAATATCAAACCATTTGTTTTTAAAAAGTTTTTTTGTTTGCTCTTTATAGGCGCGAAGTTTTTGTTGATCATTTGATAATAAAGTTCCCATATCAAGAGACTGTTTCATTAGTTCATTAATAGTTCTGTATAAAAAATTTCCTAACTGAAAATCACCATTAACGTCTGTGTATTTTTTCCAGTCATTCATATTTTTTTTCCTTATTATATTTTTTAATAGAAGTTTTTAATTCTTTTTTAAGAATTTTTATTTCTTCTTCTTTTTTTTTAATATCTTGTTTTAAAATATTATTTAAATCTTTTCTTGTTGGACCATAAACTAATTCATTTTTTATCTTAAACATAAATCACCTTCTCAAATATTTTTATATAATTCTATCATCTATATGCGCCTCTTGCACCAGATGAAGTTCCTCTTCTTTCCCTTCCACCCAAATATGCACCAAGTCCAATAGCTCCAGCTCCAGCAAGAAGCATGCCGTTTCTACCTTTTAGAAATTTACTGACATTTCTACCTTTGTCTTCTGTAATAGCTTGTGTAGCAATTTTACTTGCGGCGTCCGATGAACCGCTAGCTGCAGAACCAATAGGAACTCTACTAGCTTTCCTATAACCACCAGTTCTACCAGCTTTACTTCTCTCAATATTTTCTCTAACTCGCTGCCCCATAGCTACGTTGAATTCTGCTCTACCAGGACCCAACATTGGCGAATTAGCAAGCCTATAACCACCAGTTCTACCAGCTTTACTTCTCTCAATATTTGCAAGAACATTCTGTCGCCTTAATGATGCAGCTCCATGTTGCTCCATTCTTTTTCCGGCTAAAGCTTCCATTCTAGAAATGCCTGCGCCAGACCCAGACCTCGCTCTATTTGCATCAAGATTTCCCAATATTGTTCTTCTTTGAGCGTTTTGTCCTCTCTTTATTCTAGCAAGTTCGCCTCTACCCGGACCGTACATTGGCATTGGTTCTGGTCGCATTCTTGCTCCAGATGATGGTCTAACACCTCTGCCCTCTAGTCCACCACCGACTGGCCTAGCGCCTCTGCCGGGAGCGCCAACGCGTCCTCTAGTTGACAATCCAGGATCTGCTGCAGCTAACCTAGCTTGCCTTCTCGCATCTAATACTCCACCATAATCAGCTGTACTTGCTAAAACTCTACCTCTACTACCTTCTAATCCACCAAGAGTAGATGTTTGAGTTCCAAAAAGTGAGTTAAAATTGTCTCCCAATACCGCATTATCTCCCCCATGAGAACCTATAAATATTCTAGGACGCGATGTTGCTCCACTAGGACCTGTTGCTGTTCTTGGAACATATGGAAGTTTTACTCCAGGTATATAAGGCATATGCCCTCCTATTTATTAGTTATAATACTAAATAGTAAGAGGTTTTTATTTAAGCCTCATTATTTGTTGATGTTGCTATTTTTTTAATTGGCTTTTTAATATTAAAAACAAAATTATCATCAAAAAAATCTATATGAAAAATAGTGCCTCTAGGAATATGGCTTTTTACCATAACTTTAGCCAAAGAAGTTTCTATAGTATCTCTTCTAACTTGAGATATTCCACGTGCACCCTTAACAGTATCAATACCTTTTTGTATTAAGCCATCAATAACTTTATCTGTATATTCAATAATTAAACCTTTTCTTGATAGTTTTTCTGCAACTAGAGACATTTCAAGTTCAGCTATTTTTTCGCAATCATTACGACTTAAATGATTGAAAACTATAATTTTATCAATTCTATTAATGAACTCAGGTCTAAAGTATTTATCTATAGCTTGATGCGTATTTTTTTCAACTAGTGATCTTATTGGAATTTGTGAAGTTTTTCTATCAAAATCAACACGGTTAGTGAAACCAGTTCCAGTTGAAATCAAATTTTCAACAGTTTTTTCATTTCCCAAGTTTGTTGTCATAATAATTATTGTATTTTTAAAACTAACAACATCACCTTTTGAATCTGTTACGCAACCTTCATCAAAAATACGCAAAAAAGTATTCCAAATATCTGGATGAGCTTTTTCAACTTCATCAATTAAAACAACAGAATATGGATTTTTTTTAACTTGATTAGTTAATTGACCACCATCATCATGGCCAACATATCCTGGAGGTGATCCAAGCAGTTTTTGATTCTCGTGTTTATGCTGAAATTCACCACAATCAATTCTAATCATAGGGGTATCTTCATCAAAAAGATATTTGTGCAGGCATTGTGCTAAATGGGTTTTTCCAACACCTGAACTTCCTGCAAATAAAAAACTTCCTAATGGCCTATTAGGATCATGCATATCAGCTTGAGATCTTGCTAAAGCAGAAACTATTTCATCTATAGCCTCATCTTGACCAATCACATTAGACTTTAAATAAAAATCTAAACCAAGAAACTTTTGTTTAGTTATTTTCTTTGTCTTTGACTGCTTACTAACTGGTTGTGCTCGTTTTGCTTTTTCAAGCATTCTTTTTATCTCTGCAATACTTGCTTGAGACAAATCTCCATCGTTTTCAATAGGCGCTGTCATAAAAGCTATTGTTAACCAATATTCTAAATCTAGAGATGGATTTAACATAATACATCCAGCGTATATTGCATCTAATGTTCGTTCCGCTGCGGTTCTTGTCATCATTGCTAATGAACCGGCAACATCAGTATTTAAATTAAATACAACATGCTGAAGAACACGTTTTTTACGATCTTTAGCGTTTTTAATCTTTTCGTTGAATTCGTTAGCTTCTTCAACAGTTAACACTTTGAATTTTACATTTGCATGCAATTCGCTGACAAATATCTGATATATCTGCATGCCATCTCCGTATTCTTTATTATTAAAAAATTATATATATGTATATATTATTATTATTATATACTTATACGTTATATATAAGTATACGTATAGTATATAGAATATATAAGTATATAGTAAGGGGTAGGGGGTAGGGGGTCCCAGTCCACACTAGCACATTTTTGAGTATAAAATCAATTTGAACTATTATAATCTTCTATTGAAGGATGTGGTTCTTGGCACGGTCCACAAATACTCCAATATCTCAAAATGTCATCAACTGTGTTGAAACGGTTTTTTAATAGATATATTGCTATACTGTATTCGTTTGTGAGTTGTATTTTTTTGCGCATAATGCTCCTATGCTGTATAATTGTTGGTACAAGATTATACCATTTTGAAGGGATTTATTCAAAGATGTCAGAAGAACAATCAGCTGGTTCTGAATCAAAAGCATTAGAACTTGCATTAGCTCAACTGGACAGACAATTTGGTTCTGGGACAGTAATGAGATTAGGCTCCAAAAATGTTCAGAAGTGGCCATCAATATCAACTGGTGCTCTAACATTAGATGCTATCCTCGGTATAGGCGGACTTCCTCGTGGTCGTATTGTTGAGATATACGGTCCAGAATCATCTGGAAAATCTACAATAGCTTTAACTGTTGTTGCTGAAGCGCAGAGAGCAGGGCTAAAGTGTGCCTATATTGATGCTGAACACGCTCTTGATCCTAGCTATATGCATGATTTAGGAATTGACTTAGATAATCTATTGTTGGCTCAACCAGATTATGGCGAGCAAGCTATTGAAATTGTTGATCGTTTAGTTAGAACGGGTGAGCTTGGTGTTGTAGTTGTTGATTCTGTTGCAGCACTAATTCCTAAAGCAGAATTAGATGGTGAAATGGAACAGGCTCAAATGGGATTGCAAGCTCGTATGATGGCTAAAGCTATGAGAAAATTGACTGGTTTAGCTTCTCAGCATAAAACACTCATTATTTTTATTAATCAGTTGAGATCTAAAATAGGTGTTATGTTTGGTAATCCAGAAACAACTCCTGGTGGCTTAGCATTAAAATATACTGCGTCAGTTAGAATTGATGTTCGCAAAAAAGAAGAACTTAAAGACAAAGCTGGCAATCCTATAGGTGTTAAAGTTAAAGCTAAGATTATTAAAAATAAAGTTGCTCCACCAATGAAAATTGCTGAGTTTGATATTTATTATTCAAAAGGCATAGACCAATTTGGCTGTATTTTTGATTTAGGTATTGATCATGGAGTTTTTAGTCAAAAAGGTGCATGGGTTTATTATAATGGTGAATCTTTTGCTCAAGGACGAGATAACGCAATAGAAAAGTTGCGTGAAAATCTTGATATTGTAAACGAAATAAAAGAAATCTCAAGCAAATGACATTTAATCCAATTATTTGTCCGGACTGTAGTTATCCACCAAATTTTATTGTTAAACAGCTCCCAGTAATCAAATCTGATTCTGAAGAAGAATCACACTGTCTAAGATTTAATGTTACCTGCAGAGATTGTGGTGACGTGTGGGAAGAAGAAGTGGATAACGATTAGTATGCAAATAAAATATTATTTAGACTATTTATTAATAGCAAAACAGGTTGACAATATCTTTTACTAGATAGTTACTATACTCCACATAGACTTTGGGGTATAGTTATGGATTTTGTTCGTAAAATATTAGAAATTTTTGAAAATTCTTTACAGAATGATGATACAGGGTTCTGTACATTTCCGCATGTATCCGCAGAGGATTCTGAGCATTATATTATAACAATATATCCAGAAATTAATGGATATCTTATTTTTGCCGTTGTACCAAAAGATCAGTGGTTAATGATCATTGATATATGTCAACTAACTTCCAGTAATGTGCAAGATATGATTAGCTATCTTGTTGATAACGATGAAATAACTTCTTTAGTTATTGATCCAAGAAATTTGGAGTAAATAATGTCTTTTCAAATTAAATTTTTTGGAGTAACTCACACATTTGATTCAGAAGAACAAGCCCTTAACAAGGGTTGGCAAAAAAGTATTAGTAAAAAAGGTGGAGTTACTTGGTCTCCCCCGGAAATGAAGGCTAAAGTACGGTTGAAGGAAGATGCTACTGAGGCAGACATCAAGTCAACCTTAAAAGAAATAATAGGTAAGGATTCTTTTGATATTGACAATCTTCCTAAACCAGTAACACCTGTTTCTACTGCGCCTATTTCTACTGTGCCCATTGATAACTTTGTATCAAAATCAGAACCTATCAAACCAGCGCGAATAAAAGCTAAAAAAAACAAGGTTAAAAAAAATAAGGCTAATAAACTTCGTTCACAAAATAATTCTTCTATCAAAACTGGAAAACGAACTGTAGAAATTAAACCAATATATGTTAATCCGGCAACCAGGAAACCTGCAGGCCCTCACCCAATAATGACTGGTAGACGAGGTAAAAAGATGGGGTCAATGGACAGAAGAGTTGCAGCTGGATTTACAGTTTTTGTTAATGATGAACAAACTGCATCAATTATACATGATCCTTTGAATCAAAAGTCACTTGCTAATCCGATTGAGGATGAGCTTAGAACATTTGTAGATAAAAGTGGTCGCCGTAGGGTAAAAGCAGGAAGATTTGTTGAAACAATCAACAGAACGTATACTGGTGGACAATTTGTTCCTGATTATATGAGCGCCTTAGACCTTGCTAGATCACGGATGTCCAGAGGCATGCCGTTGGCTGATGATTTAGTTTCTATACTTGAAGAAAATATGTCTCAATCTCAAATAGAACAGTTAATACGTCAAACAAAGTATGTCAACACTGGTGGAGGAAACGCAATTCGTTTAATGGATAGACTTGGTATAGATATTGAAGATTTTGACAGATTATCTTATGGGCAGGCGTTGAGAATTAGCGATTCTGAAAGGAAAATAGCAGAGCAGCGAGCAGAGCAAAAACTTTTAAGACAACAAGCAACTGCCGAAAAACTTCGCCAAAAAAATTTAGAAAAACAAACCTTTGAGGCAGAAAAAAAATCTAGGTTATCTTTACGTAGACAACCAATGTCATCAGATGATCTACAATTCTTCAAAAAAGCTGAAACACCTCTTGTTGCTGAAATAGCCAGTGAAACTCCAAAGCCTTCTGCTGTCACACCAAAAGTTGTTGAAAGACCTATGGAAATTATCAGAAAAAAAGTAACTTCTCTAAGAACAGCTGAAGGAATGTTAAACGCTAATGTTTTATCTGCTGGTGTTGTAGCCGGCGCTGCCGGCGCAGCCTACCTGTATAATAAAGGTAGAGGAGAACGCCAACTACAATAGTTGATTTCGCCGTACAAACAATAAAAAAAGACGCTTCCGTGGATATGCACAGAAGCGTCTTTTGTTTTGTTATGATTAAGAACAAATTTTAGTAATCATACCCTTGCTCATACCCTAGTTCATCATAGACTTCACGAGTATAACTAGACTCATATCTGTCATCATCATCATAATAACTTTTAGTGTTCAAAATACCTCCAAACGGATTAATACCCTGAAAGCAGATAGGGCATCTCATAGCTGTCCCTAACAGTTCATCTGCAACCTGGAATTCTTCTCCACATGTTGGACATTCCATGTATTCACTCATTTGTTTTCCTTTGTTTGTGTGAGCATTATTGTCACTCACTTGGTGTGTAGATAGAGAAGTATAAGCACTGTGTATTTGAGATTGCAAGTAGTTTTACAGATTTTTTCTTGTGGCGGCCGTCACCATATATGTATATATGTTTATATAAGTTCTAATAGGGTAAAAATACAGAAAAAAATATAGGGGGGAGATAATTAGTATTGGATTTGTTGCAAACCTTAAACGTGCCCACCGGGGTATGGGGTTTGTAACGGAAAGGATAGTAATGAAGAATATGATGAAGTTTAGTGTAATGATATTAGTGGAAGATTTAATTAGAAGGATGGGGGATGAGAAAGGTTTAATATTGGTTGATATAGACGGAACATTAGTTTTTAAGACTAATGTTGATAAAGAGGGGGATAAGGATTTTCAAGGTATTGTTGGTTTTGGTAAAGACTTCTGGGATGTATGGAATGAAAAGACTATACATGCTAAGAAGTTAGTAATAGGAGTAGAAGTGGTTAAAGAGTTAAAGAGAAGGGGTTATACGATAGTTTGTGTAACTGTAAGAGGAAGTAGTGGAAGAGGTGTAACGGTGAAGAAATTGAAGGAGATTGGTGTGTGGGGATATGTTGATGGTTTGTGGATGAGACCGTTGGTATGTGAGAAGTGGTATTGGGAGGAGGAGGTGAATAAGAATAGAAAGGATAGTAGAAATGGTAAGAAATGGGG